TCTAGCTGTTTCCAGACTTGATGCGCAAGACGAAATATCACAAGTATTTTCTAATAACAACCATCCTTATTTTCAACCTACGCATCCAGAACACTTGGCTGCTGTAGAAAGAGTAAGACAGTTGCATGAAAAAGTACATAGTGGTAAATAACTTGAAATGAAAAACTTTCATGTTATACTAAGTAAATAACATAAGGCCCACTAGGACAACCTTAGTTGTGGGTATGATACCTTAAAATCCGTTTGACAGTACGTTACTGTAAGGTTTCCCTAATTTAAGGATAAAAACCGTTTATTTTTTAACTTAACAGGAGAACTATTATGTCAATAGAAATCACTACCGCTTTTGTAGAGCAATACAAAAGCAATGTGTTCCACTTGGCACAGCAAAAAGGTTCAAGATTAAGGGATGCGGTTAGAACTGAAACAGTTGTAGGTAAAGCGCATTTCTTTGAAAGAATTGGTACTGCTGCCGCTGAAAAACGTACATCACGTCATTCAGACACACCAAGAATGGACACACCACACTCCAGACGTAAAGTCACTATGGACGATTACGACTGGGCAGACCTGATTGATAACGAAGATAAGGTACGTATGCTTATTTCCCCACAATCAGAATACGCAATGGCAGGCGCATGGGCAATGGGCAGGGCTATGGATGATTCAATAATTAGTGCAGCTACAGGCACAGCTTATGGCGGTGTTAGTGGCGGAACTAGTGTTTCATTACCATCTGGTCAAAAAGTTGTTCATGGATCAGCAGGTTTAACACTTGCAAAATTATTATCAGCTAAAGAAGTTCTTGATGCTAATGATATTGATCCAGACGAGCCAAGATATTGTATCGTTACAGCAGGCCAATTAACTGATTTGTTAGGAGTAACACAAGTAACTTCAGCAGATTTTTCTAGTGTAAAAGCATTAGTACAAGGCGAAATTGACACTTTCTTAGGTTTTAATTTTATTAGAACTCAACGTCTAGGTACAGACGGAGATGGTAATCGTCAAGTATTAGCATTTACCCAATCAGGCATAGGACTTGCTGTCGGTCAAGATGTGAACACTCGCATCAGCGAAAGATCAGACAAGAATTATGCAACGCAAGTATTTTTATCAATGACTATCGGTGCTACACGTATCGAAGACGAAAAAGTCGTTGAAATAGCTTGCACAGAATAGGAGGATAAAAAATGGCTACAGTTTATTCAGTACAAAAAACAAAATGGTCGCAGAATAACCCTTCTGAAAAAATTAACACCAATGAAAAAGCTGGTCGTATTCGTATTGCTTACGCATTATACGAAGCATCAAGTTTAGCTTCAGGGGATGTTATTGAAATGTTTAATTTGCCAAACGGTGCTAGAATACTAGAAGGTACTTTAACGCATGACGCATTAGGTAGTAGTACAACACTATCTGTTGGACACGCAGCTTACGTAAATGCTGCTGGAACAGCAGTTGCTTTAGATGTTGACGAATACTTTGCAGCGGCTGCAAGTACATCTATTACTACAGTAGCGGTAGCGGTAACTTCAGCACTAGGAAGAAATAGTGTTGTTGATGCTAACCAAGACGGTATTCCTGTAACAGTTGTTATGGGTGGTGCTGCTGGTACAGGTACAATCGAACTGACTATGTACTACGTTGTTGATTAATAATTAACAATAAAACGGAGAGGGTGTAAAAGCCCTCTCACCATAAAGGTGAATAATGGTAACAGAAGTTTCTATATGTAGTAATGCACTAAGACGTTTAGGTGATGATCCTATTACAAGTCTTACTGATGATACAGAACGTGCAAGATTGTGTAATGCTTTATATGAAGATGCAAGAGATTTAACATTACGTTCACATCCTTGGAACTTCGCTATAACCAGAGCATCTTTAGCGCAACTAAGCTCTACTCCAGCATACGGTTTTGATCACATGTATGCCTTACCTACAGATCCATATTGTTTGCGTGTACTAGAAATGGAATACGCAGATTACATATTTAAAATAGAAAATGACGCAACAAATGGTAGAGTTTTGCTGACAGACGAAAGCACAGCAAAAATTTTATACATTGCAAAAATTACAAATCCTACATTATTCGATTCTATGTTTGTCGAAACACTAACAACTAAATTATCTTCCGATCTTGCTTATCCAATTACAGGTAGTGTTCAATTACAAACTCAAATGGAAAAATTATACAGAGATAAATTATCTGAAGCTCGAAGTGTTGATGGAATGGAAGGATTTATAGATGAATTTGTTTCAACAACATTTACGGACTTTAGAACATAATGGCAAGAGTACATCCTTTTCAATCAAATTTTACTTCTGGTGAATTAACTCCTAAACTATTTGGTCAAATAGATTTTAAGAAATATGCTAATGGACTAGAAACGTTAGAAAACATGACTGTGTTCCCACAAGGAGGAGCAACACGTAGATATGGCACAAGATATGTTGGCCCAGTAAAAGATCACACAAAAACAACAAGATTAATTCCTTTTGAATTTAATGTAGAACAAGCTTATATGCTAGAGTTTGGAGATCAGTATATAAGATTTTACAAAGATAATGGAATAATTACAGAAGGCAATAAAACAATATCAGCAATTACAAAAGCAAATCCTGCTGTTGTTACTGCAACCTCACATGGTTATACCAATGGTGATGAAATAATTATTACTGGTGTTGTAGGTATGACAGAAGTCAATGGTAAAAGATTTAAAGTTGCAGACAAAACAACAAATACTTTTGAATTACAAACATTAGCAGGAGTAGATATAAACAGCTCTAGTTACACAACTTATAGCTCTGGAGGTGTAGCTAATAAAATATACGAAATAGCAACATCTATTACAGAATCAATGTTGTATGAGATACAGCATACACAATCAGCTGATATTATGTATATTGTGCATGAAACAATACCACCACAAAAATTAACAAGAACAGGCCATACATCATGGAGTATTGGCGCTGAAACATTTACAGATTCTCCATTTTTAGGAGTTAATCTATCTACAACAACTTTGACACCTGCCTCTGCTTCTGTAGCAACTGGTGTAAATATTACTGCATCAGCAGTTACTGGTATTAATGATGATCAGGGATTTTTATCTACAGACGTTGGTAGAACAATATCTATGAATAGTGGACAGGCAATTATTACAGCAAGAACAAGTGCAACAGTAGTAGTCGTAAGTATAACAACTGCGTTTACAAATACAGATGCGCAAACTTCTTGGCAATTAGGTAGTTGGTCTGACACAACAGGCTACCCAAGAACTGTTACATTCTTTGAACAAAGATTAATATTTGCTGGAACTACTAATAATCCACAAACTATATTTGGATCACAGTCTGGTTTGTATACTAATTTTAATACTGGTGATGCTTCAGATGCGGATGCTTTTATTTATACAATAGCCGCTAACAGAGTTAATATTATAAGATGGCTATCACCTGCTAGAGATTTAATTGTAGGTACAGCAGGTGGTGAGTTTAAGGTTGGTAGGCCAACAGGTGAGCCATTAACTCCTACAAATGTTAATATTACACAACAAACTACATATGGCGGTTGGACTACAGAGCCTACACAAATTGGCAATAGTATATTGTTTGTGCAAAGACAAAGAAAAAAAATAAGAGAGTTTGCTTATAAGTTTGAAGATGACGCATATTCTGCTCCAGATATGTGTATATTAGCAGAACATATTACAGGAAGGGGTATATATGATGTTACTTATGCGCAAGAACCTGAAAGTATATATTGGGCAGTTAGAGATGACGGAACATTATTAGGACTAACATATAAAAGAGAAGAAGATATTATAGCATGGCATAGACACGTATTAGGTGGAACTATAAGTCATTCTGTAAATACAGCAAGTGCATTAACAACAGCTTCATCAGATTCTAATAATAATGGTAAACTAACTATTACTAGTCATGGTTATGCAACTGGAGATGCTGTGATTTATGATGCTAATGGTAACACAGCAATAGTAGGATTAGATGACGGAAGAACTTATTATGTATATGTTATAGATGCAAACACAATAGAGTTAGCAAGAAGTTACGATCAGGCAATAGACAGAACAATAAACCAGATAGGTGCTGCTAGTGGTACGCATATTTTTAAAAACCATGCTAAAGTAAAATCTGTGTCTTGTATAACTAGCGACACATCAAATGAAGTATACGTTATTGTAGAAAGAATAGTTAATGGAAGTAGAGTACAGTATGTAGAGTATTTAGACTATCAGTTAAATACAGATTCTACATTAAATGGAACAATAAATGGTACAACTGGCACATTAACAAACCTAGATCATTTAGAGGGTGAAAGTGTGCAAGTGTTAGTAGGTGATGCTGTCTATCCAAATCAAACAGTTGCAGACGGTGAAATTACTGTTACATTACCAAGTACAAGTGGTTTCCATAATGTTGAAATAGGATTAGGGTACACAAGTAAAATGAAAACATTAAAAGTTGAAGCAGGTGCGTCAGCAGGAACTGCGCAGAACAGACCAAAAAGATACAATCAAGTATCTGTAAGATTACATGAAACAGTTGGGGTTACAATAAATGGAGATCAATTACCATTTAGATCATCATCTACACCAGTAGGGCAAAACATACCTGCATTTACAGGAGATAAAAATGTAAGTAATTTGGGATGGAATACAGATGGTCAAATAACTATTGAGCAAACGCAACCTTTACCAATGACAGTACTATCATTAACTGGTACACTAGTAACAAGCGATTAGGAGTTAAATATGCCTTTTTTTAATTTATTACCAATGCTTGTAAATTCAGCTTTTACAGTAATGGGTGCATCACAGCAACAAAAAGTTTTAAAAGCAAATGCTGCATGGCAAAGATATGAATCACAATTAAACTTTGAATACGAAAAACAAAAAAGATTAACAGCACAAACAAAACTATTAAGTAAACAAAGAGCTTCTGGTGCTGCTTCTGGAGTTGTTGTTGGAACAGGAAGTAGTTTACTGGCAATGCAAGCTGATATGGATGAATTTGAAAATGATATGTGGTTTTTAGAAAAAGGATTGTTTGCAGAAGCAAAAGCTAATGACGCAGAACTAGCAGGACAAATATCTTCAACATATTTAGATGCAGGAACTAGCCTAATCAATAGCTATTCATCTTACAAACAACAAGAACAATTGATGGACAGCGCAAAGTTATATGGATCAGGCACAAAAGTTGGCCCTAGTACTGTTATGGGTGTATCATCAGCAAAAGGATTAATATTTTAAATGGTAAAAATTCCAAGATATGAAGGATCGTTAGGCGCAAGGCCCATAAGAAGTGGTAGAACTTTAGGAACTGGCATGAGCGGTGTTAATAGTTTTACAAAATTTGGTGAAAGTATTTCAGATAGTTTAATAGAATACAACAATACACAAATAGAACTTGCGGCACGAGCTAGAGATGTTGAAATAAAAAATGCAGAATTATTAGCAGCATCAGCTACACAAGAATCTACAGTAAAGATAATTGACAATTACAGCGACCGTGTTGATTTTCAAAATTTCCGATTTGATTACCAAAAAAGTGTTGATAAAAATAATGCAGAAATAAAAAAAAATTATTTTACTATGCCTGATGGAAAGTTAGACAAAATTTCTTATGATAGTTATTTAATAAATCAAGGCAACATATTATATGTAGATGGTTTGCAACAAGTAAACGCAGTAACTAATCAAAAAAGATACAATCAAACAGTACTTGCAGTTAGCAAATCAACAGAAGATTCGATAAACAATATTCTTACAAGAAGCAACTTATCAATTGCGTCTGTTGAATCAGAATACAACAATGGAATATTACGAATAGATAGTTATAACGGTATATTAGAACCAGAAACAATTATTGCACAAAAAAAACAATTATATGAACAAACAAATGACAGTTTTATATATAGGCAAACAACAGACATTGGAAAAATTCCAGTTACGCTAAATCAATCTGGTGAAACAGTAACAGATTACATTGCAATAAATGACTATTTAACAAACGCAAGTAATTTTGAAGGAGAAAACAGAATTACAAACATTGACGGCACACCTATATTGTATCGTTCGCCAGAAGCAGATGCTTTAATAAGTAGGGTAAAAAATCAATTACAAAGTCAAATTTTCTTTGATGATAGAAAAACAATCGATACACTAAATAGTATATG